GAGCCCATGGGAGAGTTTTTCCCAGGCCGCAAGGCGGATTACTATTAGTTGGGGGTTAGTAAATGCCGATAGATAAACCGATGGATCCTCTCTTTAATCAGGATGATTTTGAGATGGGTCCTCAGGGATTCACGGCAGTTGAGGAGGACGTGCTTTCGGATGAGCCCATGCTCACGGAAACGGAAGACGGGGGGATGCTCGTTGATTTCGATCCAGCGGAGCTTTCTCTAAATGGAGACGACTCGTCGTTTGAATCGAATCTTGCGGAATACATCGAAGACGGGGAACTAAATTCTATTGCGTTGGATCTCGTATCTAAATTCGATTCCGATAAGAGCAGCAGAAGTAATTGGGAACAGACATATGAAGAGGGGCTGGATTACCTGGGATTGGAAATCGAAGATCGCACGACACCATGGGCTGGAGCGTGTGGGGTATTTCATCCTATGCTGTCGGAGGCGGTAGTTCGATTCCAGAGTCAGACCATCCAGGAGATCATGCCCGCGCAGGGTCCGGTCAAGACTCAGATTTGGGGCAAGTTCAGTCCCGAAAGAGATAAGCAGGCGAAGAGGGTCCAGCAGTATCTCAACTACCAGCTTCTAGAGGTGATGACGGAATATCGCTGCGAGACTGAGAAGCTACTGTTCAGCCTTCCGCTTGCGGGTTCCGCGTTCCGCAAGATCTACTTCGATCCGTCGCTTGGCAGGCCGACCTCTATGTTCGTGCCCGCACAGGATTTTGTGGTTGCTTTCAACGAGGCCGATCTGGAACAGGCGGAACGTTATACCCATGTGATGAACCGTAGCACGAATCAGATAAAAAAGCTTCAGGTCAGTGGGTTTTACCGTGAATGTGAACTCACGCCCTCCCATATCGAAAGTAATGCAATAACCGATAAGTATATAGAAATTGGAGGCGTGAAGCCGTCGTGGGACAAGGATGAGCGGCATCAGCTTCTAGAGATGCACGTTGATATGGATCTGCCTGGATTTGAAAGTCCTGATGGAGTTGCGCTTCCTTATGTAATTACAATAGAGAAGGGCAACAGTAAGATCCTGTCGATCTATAGGAATTGGTCCGAGGAAGATCCTCATAAAATCAAGAGGCAGCACTTCGTACATTATGGATATGTACCTGGGATTGGATTTTATAATCTCGGCCTGATCCATATGATCGGGGGACTTGCGAAATCAGCGACCAGTTTGCTGCGTCAGCTTGTCGATGCGGGAACTCTCTCCAATCTGCCCGGAGGACTCAAGACTCGTGGACTCAGGATCAAAGGCGATGATACGCCGATCATGCCGGGGGAATTCAGAGACGTTGATGTGCCGGGAGGGGTCATCCGTGACAACATCACCTTCCTTCCTTATAAGGAGCCTTCTTCGGTCCTTTATCAGTTGTTGGGTAACATTGTGGAGGAAGGCCGACGCTTTGCGTCAATGGCTGACCTCAAGGTAGCGGACATGAACCAAGAGGCTCCCGTTGGGACTACTCTTGCGATCATGGAGCGGGCGATGAAAGTACAGTCCGCGATTCAGGCACGGATCCACGCGAGTCTCAAGCAGGAATATAAAATCCTGGCTACGATTGTTCGTGACTATACTGATCCGGCATATCCATATGAGACGGATGAGGGAGAGGGTATTAAGGTAGAGGATTTCGATGATCGCATTGATGTCGTTCCCGTGTCGGATCCCAATGCATCCAGCATGGCACAACGAATCATGCAGTATCAGGCCGCGTTGCAATTAGCGGCTCAATCTCCAGATCTATACGATATGCCACTTCTGCATAGGCAGATGATGGAGCTTATCGGTATTCCCAACGCCGATAAGGTTGTACCGGATAAGGACGAGGTGCTACCGAAGGATCCCGTCAGTGAAAACCAGGATATACTCATCATCAGTCCTGTTAAGGCGTTTCAATATCAGGATCACGAAGCACATATGCGTGTTCATATGGCAATCAAAAATGATCCTGATGTTGCTCAACAGATACAGAATAGTCCGAATGGTCAGGCAATCAGTGGTGCCATGGATGCCCATATTCGTGAACATCTAGCATTTATCTTCCGCAGACAGATCGAAGAGGAACTTGGTATTCCTCTGCCGCCAGCCGACGAGAAGATGCCGGAGAATGTGGAGAAAAGCTTGAGCAAAATGGTTGCCGATGCCGCCGATCAGATGTTGGGCAAGAAGAAACAGAAGGCCGAAGCACAGGAAAAGGCCGAACAGCAGAAGGATCCAATCGTCCAACAGCGCGAACGCGAGCTTGCTATCCAAGAGCAGGAAGCCCAGAGGAAACAACAAGCCGATGCCGCGAAGCAGCAGTTTGAGCAACAGAAGCTTGCGGCTAACCAGCAGCTTGAGCAACAGAAGCTCGCAGCCAACCAGCAGCAGGATGCGGCGGAACTTGAGTTGGAACGTCAGAAGTTGGCGAGTAAGGAGCGTATAGAAGCTGCGGAGTTGTCGTTGGATGAGCAGAAATTGATCATTAAGACTCAAACCGATCAACAGAAAGAGGATGTAAGGACGCAGTTAGAGGGATTTAAGGTCGGTCGTGATCTCGCTAAGGATACGGACGAGGATTTGAAGGAGAGTAAGGAGAAGAAGGATGCCTGAGAGCGTCCTATCCTTACTTAAAAAGAAAATTGGAGCCCAGATAAACGAGCTTGCTGATCATTTGGCAATGGGTTCTGCTAAAGATATAGAGGAATATCGTAAAATATGTGGCACTATTGAGGGATTGGCATGGGCGGAGAGAGAAGTTATTGATATGGAGACAAAACTTAGGGAGTCTTAGTACATGGCAAACATTTCTCTTACGGAAACGATCACGGAGAAAAGTATTGAACCCGAAATTGAGGAAAATAAGGAAACTCTCAATTTCGCATCGCAGCTACCGGAGGCTAAGGGCTATAAATTGTTGATTGCATTGCCCGAAATTGAAGAAATGACCGATGGTGGCATCATAAAGTCAGAAGATTCGCGCCACGAAGAGTCCATTGCGACCGTTGTGGGCTGGGTTATGAGCATGGGGCCGGATGCTTACGCAAATTATTCCCGATTTCCTAGTGGACCGTACTGTGAGGTGGGAGATTGGGTCATTTTTCGTGCGTTCAGTGGCACCAGAATCAAAATTCATGGCAAAGAATTTCGTTTAATCAATGATGATACCGTTGAAGCGGTTGTAGAAGATCCCAGGGGGGTGCAAAGAGCATAATGGCTGATGAAATCAGTAGGATGAGCGAAGAGGACAAGTTTTTAGGCGTCAGACATACTATCGAAGTTCCCGAATCGGAAGAGGTGAACGTCGAGGTCGTAGATGACCGCCCCGAAGAGGACCAGAGGGCTCCTGCGGAGGAATTATCGGAAGATGATGGCACCGCTAGTGACCAAGAGCTTGCACAATTGGGAAATCGTGCCCAAAAACGCATAAAAAAGCTGAAATGGGAGTATCACGAGGAGCGTAGGGCCAAAGAAGCCTCCGACAAACTTGCAAACGAGGCCATTAGCTATACGCAGGGGCTACAAACCGAAAATCAGCGGCTAGTACAGCTTGTTCAGGATTCCCAGACGGCCTTAACGGATCAAGCGAAGCATCGCGCTAGTGCTACGCTCGTTGTTGCCGAAGAAGCCTTCAAACAGGCGCATGAAGCCGGTGATCCGGGGCAAATTGCAAAAACGCAGAAGGATTTGACCAACGCGCAGCTTGCTCAAGCCTATGCACCGTCCGTTTCGCAGAAAATTATTGATAATTGGAAGCGTAACGTGCTTGCCCAGGATCAAGCGTTGGCAAACGAAGCTTCTCAGCAATATATCCCTGAGCCAGTACCGGAACCCGATGCTAGGGCCGTATCTTGGCAGGGAGACAATGAATGGTTCGGTCAAGATAAAGAAATGACAAGCTTTGCATACGGTGTACATGAAAGATTGGTGGGAGAAGAGGGTATTGACCCAGATTCTGATGAGTATTATAAGTTGATAGATAATCGTATGAAAGAAGTTTTTCCTACGCACTTCGGTAACAGCACGACGCATTCCAGTAACATCGTCGTCGTTGATTCCGCATCTCGCCGCAGGGCGAATCCCGTGGTTGCACCAGCATCTAGAAATAATGGTGCTCCCTCGCAAAAGGTTGAGCTAACACGTACCCAAGTTAAACTCGCGGAACGCTTGGGTATAACGCCACAGCAGTATGCGGCACAGCTAATCAAGGAGATGGCCTAATGGCCGAGAAACGCGCTTCCAGGAAACCCAGGAAAGTAGAGACTCGTGAAAACGAGACTCGTGATGTTTCATGGGAACCTGCATCGGTTCTTCCAGATCCCGATCCCCAAGATGGTTGGGTGTTCAGATGGGTACGAACATCTATGGTTGGCAGCCCTGATAACACGAATGTTTCCAAGAAATTTCGTGAAGGATGGGAACCTGTCAAAGCCGAAGATCATCCAGAACTCCATATTATGAGCGATCATAAATCGGAGTGGGGAGAGAAAGGAGGAATCGAACTCGGTGGGTTATTGCTCTGCAAGCAACCTGAGGAAAGCGTGAAGAAAAGGCGTGAGTATTACGAGCGACACGCTGCCTCACAGATGCAAGCCGTCGATAACAGTTATATGCGGGATAGCGATCCTCGTATGCCCGTTCTCCCGCCTGACCGTAAAACTCGCGTGACCTTTGGCGGTGGTAAACGCTAAGGTCGCCTTACTAACAATTTAGGGAAAAATATCATGGCTACTACAGCAGCACCGTATGGGGCCAGGCCGGTCGGAACTCTAAGTTCCTCTGGTTCGTTTACGGGCAAGACTAGAAATCTTCCGATTATCACCACCTATGGTACTCAGATTTCAAATGGTGATTTCGTGAAGGTCGCGGCTGATGGTACTATCGCGAAGGATACTGGTACTACTGCCTTGACCGCAGTCGGGATTTTCTTGGGTTGTTCGTATACGGATCCGACGACCAAACAGAAGACATTTTCAAATTTTTGGCCCGCATCCAATGCGGCCACTGATGCGATGGCGTATGTGCTGGACGATCCTTTTGTAGTATTTCAAATGCAGTCTGACGAAGCACTAAACACTACGGATCGCGGTCTTAATGCGTCCGTGGTCGTCACTGCTGGCAATACTACTTTCGGTAAATCCAAGAACGCGCTTGATGGCAGCACCCCTGCTACAACGAACACGCTGCCTCTTCGCATTATTGATTTTGTCGATGGCCCAAGTAGCTTGCCGCCGAAAGGCACTACGGCAAGTGATACATATCCAGATGTGATCGTGAAGTTCAACGCTGCGTCTAGCGGGTCAGCTTCTAATCATTCCTATTTAAACGCCACTGGCGTATAGGAGATTGACCAATGGCTATCTCACGAGCACAACTTCTTAAGGAACTGCTTCCTGGGCTGAACGCGCTCTTTGGAATGGAGTATGGACGTTACGATAACGAACATACCGAAATCTATGATACGGAAAGCTCGGATCGTTCCTTTGAAGAAGAAGTGAAGCTTTCGGGCTTCGACGCTGCACCCGTGAAGGATGAGGGTGACGCGATTTCCTATGACGCCGCACAAGAGTCGTTCGTGGCGCGGTACAACCACGAAACGATTGCCATGGGTTTTGCCATTACGGAAGAGGCCATGGAAGACAATCTTTATGACTCACTGTCGGCTCGCTACACCAAGTCCTTGGCTCGCGCCATGGCTCACACCAAGCAGGTGAAAGCTGTATTCCCGCTTAACAACGGGTTCACCAACGCTTATCAGAGCGGCGACGGTGTGAATCTGTTCACGGCATCCAGCGATGGCGTAACTGGTGGTGACGGTCACCCGCTCGTTTCGGGCGGTAAGAACTCAAACCGTCCAGCTACTGCTGCTGATCTCAATGAGACTTCTCTTGAGGCTGCTGTGATTCAGATTGGTAAATGGACGGATGAGCGTGGCCTGTTGATCGCTGCTCGTCCGAAGACTCTCGTCATCCCGCCCGATTTGCAGTTCGTGGCGACACGGGTGATGAAGTCTGAACTTCGTCCCGCGACCGCCGATAACGACATCAACGCTCTGCGTTCGATGAATGTTATTTCGGGCGGCACAGTTGTGAACCACTTTCTGACTGATACTGATGCGTGGTTCCTTCTGACGGATATTCCAGACGGGATGAAACACTTCAATCGTGTGGCATTGGAAACGAGCATGGACGGTGATTTTGATACCGGAAACGTTCGCTACAAGGCCCGCGAGCGGTACAGCTTTGGTGTCTCCGATCCCCTTGGGATCTGGGGTTCACCCGGAGCGTAGTAAGTAGGGGGTGGGGACGGTTCCATATTGGGACCGTCCCTGCCCTTTTCTTTTTTCCTGACTGCCGATAAACGGTAGACACTAGCCACGACAGGGAGAAATAATGGCTAACACGACTTTTTCAGGACCAGTCAGATCCGAAGACGGATTCGATGTAGTATCGAAAAGCTCGACAACTGGTGCGTTCACAACGGAATTCAGCTTGGATGGGTCGGGATTGCAGGTTACTCCCGTTACGTTCGGTGATGAAAACACCACCCTGACTGCTACCGCTAATGCTGGTAGAGTTAATGTTGTTCCAGCAATCAGCGGAAACCGGACACTTACTCTTCCGTCACCTACGGCGGGAGTCTGGTTCAAGTTCATATACGGTGGTGCAGCAGAAGAGGCGGAGAATCTGATTATTGATACGGGTTCCGATACGAATTATTTCATCGGTGGTATCATCCATCTGGATTCCAATGCAGATAATGTTTCTGTGTATGCTGATGGTAATTCAAACTCCATACTGACCCTGACAGACTTTGGTTTATTTGAAATCAATGTTCTGGCTAAAGATTCAACAAATTGGATTATTTGGGGTCATCAGGAAGGCGCGGATGTACCTGCCTTTTCCGATCAGTAAGATATGGTTCGTTAATTGAGATAGGGTCACCCATCCAAGTGGGTGGGTGGCCGTTATCTCCTATAGCGAGCGGGGCTAGAAACCCTGTCCTCGTGGGGAGAATCAGATGGCTGACGCAGTAACGTCTCAAACGATCCAAGATGGCGACCGCATTGCGGTTATGAAGTTCACCAACATCTCCGATGGTAGTGGTGAAGATGCTGTCGCCAAAGTCGATGTATCCGCACTGAGCACGGAATCCGGTACGGGAAGATCCTGTGCCAGGGTAGCCATTGAGCAGATTTCCTATGATTGCTCTGGCATGACCGTCGATATCCTCTGGAACGCCAGCACTAACGTTATCTGTTGGACACTAAGCGGATACGGCTATTTCGACTTCCGTGGTGGTGGCCCCCTTCCGAATAACGCTGGTGGTGGCGTTAATGGTGATATCCTCTTCACGACTACAGGCGAATCAAGTGGTGATCGCTATACCGTGATGCTCTATCTAAGGAAGAGTTACTAATGGCTGAAGATCCTAAAAATCCGACCGTCAAGCCTCCGTCCTGTGATGAAATTATACGGAAAAAAGCAGAGGCGGATCACAATTGGGGCTACTACAGTAGACTTGTTGAAAATTATCCTGGCCACGAGGAAGAGGTCGGCCATACAAGTCGTATTGCTGAAAAGTATCCTAATTGGAAGGCGTTTTAATTATGCCAGCAGATGAGATTATGTCCAAATTCAAGGCGGGTACCCTCAAGTCGGGTTCCGGTCGTAAGGTTACGGACAGGGAGCAGGCCAAAGCTATTGCCGCGAGCTATGCTGCTGGCGGATTGATTAGTGGTGGTATGCTCAAAAAGGTAGTAGCGAAGAATACGAACCTTGCCGATCTCTCCAATATGAGAGCGAGAGGGATGGTTGGTAACGGATCCAGGACACCAAAGCTAGCTGAAGGCGGTGTCGTTCCTTATAAGGAATCTGTACACAAAAAGTTTGGGTGTTCTGAGGTGGATTCGGACTGATGGCTACGTCTGGAACTGCTACGTTCAACCTTGATGTTTCAGAGGTTGTGGAGGAAGCGTTTGAGCGATGCGGCCTTCAGTCGAAGACGGGCTATGATATGGAGACGGCCCGTCGTTCGCTGAACTTGCTATCTCTTGAATGGGCGAATCGTGGCCTCAACTTCTGGACTGTGGAGCAGGGAACTGCCACTGCGTCGGACGGCACTTCCACGATTACGTTGCCAGCGGATACCGTAGATTTGATTCAGCACTGGATTCGTGACGGATCCGGTACTACGCAGAGTGATCTGCCGCTGTCGAGATTCAGTGTATCTCAGTATTCCACGATCCCGAATAAACTCACCGAAGGGCGTCCTGTAAACCTGTATATCGACAAGCAACGTGATGCTCCGGTTGTGTACCTATGGCCCACCCCTAATAAAGATTACACGTTCGTCTATCAGCGTATTCGGCGTATTGAGGACACGGGTGCCGTGGGGTCAAATAACCCTGACGTTCCTGCCCGCTTCCTTCCGGCGCTCGTATCCGGTTTGGCATTCCTCATATCACAAAAATATCCCGAAGCGTTCGTGCGATCCCCCGAACTCAAAGCTGAATACGAGTTTCAGTGGGATCTGGCCCAACAAGAGGATCGTGATCGTGCTTCGGTGCATTTCGTGCCTGGGGGCTATAGCTGATGGCCAAATATGCTAAGGGCAAGTACGCCTTTGGATTCTGCGACCGTACTGGATTTCGCTATAAGCTCAAGGATCTGGTTCCACAGATTAAAGCTGGTCGTATGACGGGTCTGATGGTTGGCAAGGATATGCTGGATGAGGATCAACCCCAGAACTTCCTTGGCAGGCTTGGTGATTATGCCGATCCACAAGCCATCAGGGATCCACGCCCCGATTTATCACAAGATACCAGTAGGGAATTGTTCGCGTTTGATCCCGTAGGAAATGGTAATGGGGGTGGATCGGGCAACATTGTGGCACATGGACAAGTCGGGACCGTGACGGTGACCACATGACCTACGACGAACTGACTGCCGCTATTAAGGATTATTGCGATAACACGGAAACGAATTTCGTGGCTGCGATTCCTACGTTTATCAAGCAGACCGAACAGCGCATCTATCGTGCGGTCAACTTGCCCGTGAACCGCAAGAACGTTGCTGGCACGATTACCGATGGCAATCAGTATCTGTCGATGCCTACCGATTTCTTGTTTCCATTGTCATTAGCAATCACAAGTTCCAGTAACCAAATATTTTTATTGAATAAGGACGCAAACTTTATCAGATCGACATATCCCAATGCGTCCACGGAAGGGGTTCCGAAATACTACGGTATCTTTGCCAGTGACACATTTATCGTCGGTCCTACGCCTAATGCCGATTTCGTTACGGAGCTTCATTACTATTATCAGCCAGCTTCAATTGTTGATACGAGCCCTTCATGGCTGGGTACTAATGCCGATACGGTTCTGCTATATGGCTCTTTAGTGGAAGCATATACTTATATGAAGGGTGATGCGGATGTAATGCAGTTGTATCAGCAGCGATATCAGGAAGCGTTGGCGTTTTTGAAAGTACAGGCCGAAGGACGAATGACTGGTGATGAATACAGGGATGGTACGATAAGGATATCGCCACAGATGACGGCAGCCGAATGATCAGCGGGGACGTTGGAAATGTCATAGTTACTACGACCAACAACACCACCCTTGGGCCGGATCATTGGGCAACACGGGCATCTGAGCAGATTGTGTCCGTAAGTAA